TATTCTCTCTGTGAGAATTTATCTCTTGTTGATGAGAACCTTACTGCAGAATTAACTATACCATTTGATGTAACACCAGTCGAATCTGCAAAATCATCAAATCTAATCTTGAACCCTGCGAACTCGTACATATTACTGTAGTAATTCTCTACACTATCGATAGTCATATTCTGCCAATCAGATAGTTTACGGTTTAAACTATATCTATCTCTCATTTGGAATGTCTCCAAACCTTTACCTGCGTAATTGATGTTGACATACCCATGTTGCACATATCTAAGTGCATCTAAGTTTATTTGATCTGAATCAAGACCATCATAACTAGGTGCAAAGAGAGAAGTTCTTATTGCACCAACGGTTTCACCTTCCGCTGCATATGAGAATGCCGCACTACCTGCTACGGTTATGTTTGGATTCACGAATGGTATAGATGTCAACGTAGTAATATTTACTTCAGGTTCTGCTTCAAGGACAACTGCCGCACCCAAGTAAAATCCTGATGGGTGTACATAGTTTCTATACATCGCCTCCCATTCCAAGAGAGGGATCGGGCCTTTTATCAGTGTAGAGAAGACTTGATAAAGTCTACCATCTTGTATTCTTTTCGCATCCTCTGTACCAACATTAGATTCACCAACAATAAACAAACTGTCCTTGGGGTGAAAGATCTCTACAGTCTCGTTGAAGAATGCACGAAAGAAACCATGGATAGAATATTCAGAACCCTTGACTCTGAAAAAGTTACCAAAGTTTCTTATGACTTCTCTTGGTGTTGTGAACTGACCATTAGATATACCTAAACCAATTTCATCAAAAAGTAAATCGAGAAATGATAACTTAGTATCTTCTATATCTCTGATAGTTTGTAGTTCTTCAATGATACCACCATAGTTATCTGCTGAGTCAAGAAACTCATAGTATGCATCCAAGAAGGTGATGAGCATAGGATAGTCATCACGAAAGTGTTCTGGTAACACTTCATCGACCAGACTTTTTCTTACATTTATATCATGTCTGTCGAAGTGTCTTAATGTTTGTGCAAAACCAGTGTGCGCCATTATCCTACCGTAAGTTTAGTATCTTGTCTATCTATTGATCCTGTTGCAAAGGAAACTGACGGATCTAACCTTACAACGTAATTACGTAAAGGTTTTACCACACTTTCATTCAACGGTATTGCAGATACTTTTATAAATTCAGATCCACCTATAAATGCTTGTGGTGCAAATCCTATAATCTTTACTTGTCCTTTTGTTGGCACAAATTCTCCAACGTTGTCCAGTAAAACATCACCATCAATATTTTGTATTTGTAATCTCTGAGAATTTAATTTATTTCTAATAAGTGCAATAGATCCATCAAACTCAAAGACACTAGAAATAATGGTAAACGTAAAGTCATCTGGGCCTCTTAGTTGCATTGGATATTGCAGTTCAAAGTTTTTCTCGGTTCCTATTGTTGGGAATATTCTTAGTTGTGCTTTAACATCACACTTACTTGATAAGATCGCAGGATCAAGTGCATCAATCTCTGTCAACATATTACTACGTCTAAATGTCTTATCAAATTTATTTAAGTTTTCGTTAAAGTATCTAACCATAAAGTTATATGCAGAACTCTCAGTTGCCGCTAAACTAAATCCTGTAAGTGCAGGATCGAAATTAAAACTTAAAACTAATTCTAAGAAAAGATCTGTAGGATCTGTATACTTAGTTGTCATAGAAACAATTCCAAGATTGTCAGAAAAGTTTGTTATTATATCTGCTTTTACTTTGTCTTTTATCGTATCAGCAGTTCCTGTTGCAAAGTTAAGTGAAACATAAACTGAACCATAATCACGAGGAACGTTTTGATCTCCTGACCATACGTTACAGTCTGTGACATCTACAAAGTTACTTAGAATCATTGCTTTGTAATCAAGTGATGTAACAAGTCTCGCCTGTTGTGCATATGCAAAAGGTGCTAGTTGTCGTATGCTTTCTATAGTTTGTCTTGGTGCACCACCTGCAGATTCTGTTACCGTAGTTGTTACAACTGGATAGTTTACTTGTTTTATTGTTAAATTAGAATTTGCAGTAAAAACAGTTCCGTTATCTGCCAACTCTGATTTCGTGGACAGATATGTTACAACAACCTTTTCGCCTGGATCTGGTTTCTTACCGAAGGATACACCGTCACCAAAGTTTAGTTCGTAATTTCCGTTAGGTGCTTCTCGAATAGAGTAAACTCTACTATTACCATCAATAGTAATTGCTTCTTTCAAAGGAATAAAACTATTGAATGATGTCGAAGTTGCTGTATCAAAAACCAATACACTTGCAGTTGATGTGTCTATTGTACTATCTGGGATAACAAAGATTTGTCTTTCATCTTTTTCCCCAACAATAAATGTTTTTGTTTTCTGGATACCTTCGAATATTGTTATGTCCGATGACCCCTTAGATGTTTTGAACTCGTAGTTACCTGATCCGTCATCTCTTGCAAAGAAAGTCTCTAGTGTTCTGAATGTATATGAGATGCCATCGATAGAAGATGTGAAAGAAAACCCACTAGGTAATTCTATTTGGGGTGGTCTGTCGGCAACACCTGCTAGGTTAACATTAAGATTTACAACTGCCTTTGATGTTGTAGGTGATCTTACTTCATATCCTAAAGTTTCTGCGTGAGATACAATAGAGGATCTTAACTGTGCAGTGTTGAGAAATGATTCGTTGATTGCGAAGTTTGCGGTCAAACCATTTAGGTGTGTATTGTATGCCAATACATCCAATATGTTGTTTAGTCCTGATGCTTCAAAATCGTAATCTGCAAACTCAGTTTTTTGTTTTAAATGATTTTTTAAAGATTCTTTTATGTTTACAAAATCTAACTCTGAAGATTTTATTACTGTTGCGACCATTTATCTAACCCTCGCTAAAGACACATCCAATGTTACAATTTCTTTTGTGTTGACTATCTGAAACTCCACTGTTGTGTCTAATGTATTATTCTCTGGTTTCAGTTGTACAGTTACTGATAAAACTCTTGCTCTTGGTTCGTGATTTGTTATTGCATCGAATATCAAGTTCTGTACAAACTCTGGATCAAACTCTGTATCTAATCCAAACAAAGCACTGTTGAGGTTAGAACCAAAAAAATTATTAAATGGTTTCTCACCTCTAGAGGTTAACAATAGATTCTTCACCGACTGTTTAACTGCGGCCGCATCTACCTTTTTAAAGATATCTCCCGCTGGTTTCGGACTAAAAGTCAAATCTATATCTTTGTAAGCAACGTTACGAGAACTTACAATAGATCTATCTAATGTACCGTCTTCTATAGAAAATGCTCGTGCCATATTACCTCTATTTAATTACCACTATTTATAACGTTTAGTGATGTCCTACATCCTCAGTTACTTTACTTTGTTCTATTATTTCGGTAAGTTCACCATTAGTTTGAGTATAATTGTTATATCTTGTCTCAATAATGTTTCTATACCTCATCCTCCAGTCTGCATTAACTGGAGGCATCTGTATGATTATCTGTGCATTTAGACTATTGTCTGGATTATAAGAATCATAATCTAGTATTAGTTTATCAAAGTTTAGATAATCTTTACAGTGAGTTGCAATATCAAACGTCTTATCGATGTCTATATTACCACCTCTGTTACGGATTTCATACACAACTACCTGACCTCTAGTTGCAAGGAAGTTTAAACTATCAGGATCTAGGGTTTCCCCCTCTTGTTTCTTGTACAATCCTTCTGTCACAACTAGTCTATGTCTATTTGTTTTTTCTAGGTGTTCTTGTATGGATAACATGAATTCTGCATGTACGTAAAGATTTCTCGCAATCTTCAACCTTTCGATATCATCTGTGACATGATCTAATGTAATAGGATCTCCATACCCACCTAAGAATTTTGCAAGTGGTGTACCCTTTGCTAACTTTGTTTTTGCATTGATTTCGCCGTACTTAGCAAACTGCAATTCTGGATTATACAATTGATTTGGTATGAGAGTCCTTGTAACAATAATGTTCGATTCATTTGCAATTCTCTCTGGAAACACATCTTCGTTACCAAGTATCTTACCAGCGGGTAGTTTAGAAGTACCAGTTGTGTTTAGTATTCTTCCAATCTCAAAAAGTTCTGGTTTCTGTTGCACGTAGGTTGGTGATAGTATACCTTCAGATATAGCACGACCAATGAAAACTTTATTTCGTGCGGTGTTAGGATCTCTTAACTTACTTCTTACTCTCTCAGTTGTCAAGGTATAATTAGAAACACCACCGTAAGAACTGGATTTAACAATGGTGTCTTTCATTACATCGCCTGGATCAATTTTCACATTACGTATTCCTAAATTTGATTTATTTAAATAATCATCCATGGTTGTGGATGTTGGGCCAGGCGCGTTTATTGAACCACGAACAGTTGTATCAGTTGCAGTATTGTCTGCAGTAAAACCTTGGGCAGATCCTGTATCCCCGCCAGGATCTGTGTCTGCGTAGTTCTGAGAGTTTGTAACGTCTGCAGTGATGGATCTAACAGCTGTGCCTTGAAGATCTCCGTGAAAGGCAGGTGCGGTAACTCCGTCAGTAAATGTAGAAGATGTTCCATAATAGTTCTTTGCGTAATAGATTACGTTGTCTCCACCTATTACTCCTGTGGTTGCGATTGCGGATAAATCAGTTGCAGCGATATTAATACTCTTAGATGTAAAGTTCATATCATTGGGTGCAGTCATTGTAATATTATCACCGACATACTGTGCAAGTTTTGCACCAATACGTTCAGTCTGATTACCTTTGACAGTGAGATTATTATCTGACAATACAGTATCTGTATTTGTACCTGCTACGAACTTAGAGTTATTACCTGAAATAGTTTCTAGTTTGTTTTCGTGTATAGTTGTAGAAGATCCCCCATAGATCTCCTCGGTCTTATCTCCGTGAACTTGTAAGTTGTAGTTACCACCAACTTCTACGTCCATGTCTCCTGTTACGTGAAGTTTTAGATTACCGAGATAGTGGACATCACCATCACCCTCTATAAGAACTTTCTGATCACCACCTGTAATATGAATTGTGTTATGACGAGATGACACGATGACCGTTCCATCTGGACGCATCTCAACACCAGAACCTGTCTTATGCTTCCACAACAGTCTCTCGTTGTTTGGTGTGTCATCTACTTCTGAAACGTGACCAGATATAGTCTCCTTAACTTGGTTCAAAGGATACTGTGATGTACCGTTATCTCTGAGATCAAAGTTGAGATCTGTTGTACTACCACCAATGTATAATTCATTGTTCTTCAAACCTCTTGATGCTAAGTTTGTAGATGCAGTGTTATCATATTCTTTTCGTGGATAGTTGTTTGTAGGATCTGCAAATCCATCTCTACTCAAGTCTGGATTAGTGTCAACTAGTTTATCTAAATCGTCAGCCATTATGTTGTTCCTTTAAACGTCTTCGATGTTTGATCAAATCGTAAACCATTCTTCAATGCCTCTGATTTGTGATGTAGATTAGATGTTAATGAATTTTCTATTGCATCATCAAGAACTTTGACTTTACTACTAGACTTACCAGATCCATCTGCGGCAACAGATTGTCTGACCTCTTGTGCCTTTTGTCTTTGTGCATCTATTACTACCGCATTATTATTATGATATGCTTCTGCTATCTGATCAAAGTTGACTGGTTTTGCAGTTGCAGTTTTTACTGTGTCTTTTATCTTAGGTTTCTTATTCTGGTTTGTCATTGGTGTGACAATAGTTTCTGGTTCTCTGTCTGCGAGTTCTGATGCAGATGGTATAGAAGTAACAATAGTATCTGTGAAAGTTGTGTCCTTACCAAACTTACGTGCGACATATCCCCTGACATCAAAACCAGGCCCATCTGTAGAGTTCAATGGTGCGAGATCTTTAGTTCCCAGAATCTCACCGCCTGGAAAAATGTCTATGAATGCTCGTATGATCTCATTCAAAGACTCCCAGAGTTTTGCGGTAGGTGGACTATCAGGAGAACTGTTTATCATCACGAACAAACAATTAGCATAGATATCGTTTCTTTCTTTTGGATACTTCAAAGACTTGACTGCCTCTTTTGCAGGAACAACCTTCTTAACAGTGCCACTCTGGTGTATGTAGAAGTTAGTCTGTAAACCATATCTTAACGGATCTGCATTTACCGCATCACTACCATATCTCTCGTTGTGTTTTCTTTTTACATCTTCATGTATTCTATCTACATTGTAATTGTCATAACCATTTGGTAAATTTGACCAATCGATAATCAAACTTGTTATCTCTCTTTGATCGTATGCAAATTTCATTTCTGCTTCTATATGATCATAAGTTTGCAGAGACTTAAAATCAAATGTACCACCAACTGCAGTGCCTCGACTGTTTGCACCTGCCCATTTACCATCATCTAATCCAACAACATATGTTATCCTATCATTAGGTGGTTCACCTGTAGGATTAGTAACAACATTCGATACATTTGATGTACCCCCCGATTTTACAATAGGAGGTGGAGTTTCCTTACCACCATTTTCGTTTGTCAACTTAATACCTTTGTTCACAAACTCAGTATCAGTTTCTATATCAGACACACCTTCTTTACCAAACGCCTGAGATACTAATGCAGGAACAAT